GTCTACCTCTTTCTTATAGGTGTCAATCGGTAAGACTCCGTTTGAATATTTAGTGTGTCTGAACCCTTCACATGCACCTCTCTCTTTTGCTAATTGATTTGATGCTTTGAGTAAATGATATTGGAATGATTCTGTTAAATCATGTACCAATTTCCATGCTTTTGGATCATCATACTTGACACCATTCTTAGCAAGATAGTGTGCTAGACCAATGTATCCTATACCTAATGATCTACGTGCTAGTGTGCTACGTTTAGCAGCATCTACTGGATACTGCATGTAGTCTATCAACTCTTCTAGTGCCCTGACAGCAAGGTCACATAACTCATCCATCTGATCTAGTTGTGTGATCTTACCTACGTTGATAGCAGATAGAATACACAATGCTATCTCACCACCCTCATCATCTATATGATTGATAGGATCTGTTGGTAGTGTAATCTCTTGACATAGGTTACTCATGTTCACCTTGTCTAGGAATGAACTGTGACTATTACAATGGTCAATGTTCATGATATAGATACGACCTGTCTCTGATCTTTCTTTCAATAGACTATTGAACAGTTCTCTTGCAGGAATAGTTTTTCTAGGAACAGACTCGTCTGCCTCATACTGCTCATACAATGCGTCAAACTCTGGCATACCAAATGCATCATATAATCTAGGCACGTCATGTGGAGAGAACAAACTGATGTCTTTGTTCTGCATGAACCTTGCATAGAATAGTTTTGAGATCTGAATACTATAGTCTAACTTACGAACTCTATTGTCTTCTGTTCCTTTATTGTTCTTAAGAACAAGTATATCTCTTATTTCTTGATGCCAGATTGGGAAGTGTACAGTCGCTGATCCACCTCTAATGCCGTTTTGAGTGCAGCATCTGACAGTAGCTTCAAACTTTTTGAGGAAAGGTACAACACCTGTGTGTTGTACTTCTCCGCTACGGATTTTGCTGTTGATGCCACGGATTCTACCTGCGTTGATACCAATCCCCGCCCTTTGTGCAACATACTTGCCAATAGCCATGTCACTGCTAAAAATGCTATCGAGGGTGTCATCAACATCAACAAGAACACAGCTTGCAAATTGTCTGAGTGGCGTACGCACTCCTGCCATAATCGGTGTCGGAATGTTGAGTCGGTGTTTTGAGATTGCGTCATAATACTTTTTAACATACTCCAATCGATAGAACTTATCATCATCTTGGAACAGCGTTGCTGCTACCATGATATACATGAACTGTGGTGTTTCATAAACTTCACCAGTAGTTCTACATTGTACGAGATATTTATCTGCTACCTGTCTCATACCTGCATATGTAAACAAGTAATCCCTATCATGATCGATATAACTATCAAGTGTTTCCCACTCTTCTTCTGTATATTTACTAATTATACTAATATCATATACACCTTTATCTACGCATTTATTAACATGCTCGATCAATGTAGGATGACCGTCAGGATGACCATTATATACTGCCTTTCTAAGATCAAACAGAAGTAGTCTTGCAGCGACATACTGATAGTTAGGGTGATCAAGAGAGATTAGATCATTCGCTGAACGAATAAGAATTTCTTGAATATCTTTTGTGGTAATACCATCAAAAAATTGAAGACCACTGTTAATCTCTACAGCAGATTCAGAGACCCCTGCAAGACCCTCACAGGCAAGTTCTACCATCTTATGAACCTTATTAAGGTCTAGGGGTGTTTTTGTTCCTTCTCTTTTTGTGACGTTTATTGGTTTGGGTGTTCTTGGGGTAATCATACCTTTTTCCATTCGCTTAATTTAATTTTTGCTTCGAGTCCACGGTAAGTATTAAACTCTACCATAGATTGCACGTCGTGTCCAGAAGAGAACATATCATTTAGATCTTTCTCTTTGAGACTACTTGGCCAGATTACTACTTCATATCCTTTATCAATTGCTTTTTCAATACGGTTAACAATTTCCTTACTACGTTTTTCATTATCGTAAACAAAGACTGCCTCTTTTCCATCTATTAGTTTCCAATCAACATCAGCACCTGCCATAGCAATTGCATTGTCGATAAAGAGACTATCGAAAGGACCTTCAGTAATATACACGGTCTTGTTGAAGTTTACTCGATCAAGACCATACACCTTGATTCGATCCTCATCCAACATGATAGTTATATACCTAAGTTTATCGTTGGGATTCAGAGACCTCCCTTGAAATCCAAACCATTCTCCATTTTCATCGACGAAAGGAATAATAATCCTTGGGTGATCCTTTCTGACATCTCGGAAGGTCGGTTTCTGTGTGTTAACCCATGTGCAAAACTCATCAACATAGTATAAGTTCGAGAAATGTTTCCTCGGTATACCACGTTTGGTTAAGTATGCTAATGCTGAGTGCGAAGTATTTAGCTCTGAAATACTTTGTAGTTCTCCCTGCTTTTTGAATGTTGGTTTTTGATAATTAAACTCAGGATCTGCTACATTCGTACCTTTACCAGTAAGACCTGCTTTGTATCTCTCCATGATATATTCATCATGAAGATCATTCGCTTGTTCCTTTAGGAAGTTACCAAACGATCTACCTACACCACAGTTATGGCACTTAAAAACGAGACCACTCTTCTTAGTGAAGAAGTAACCTCGTGCTTTATTCTTACGTTTTTGGGAGTCACCGCAATAGGGACACCTAAAGTTGTACGTCCCGTTCTTGACCTGCTTAAATCTGTCAAGACGAGCAGAGAGTAGGTTCGCATAAAAATTGTCAATCAAGTAGACCTAATAATCTCTCCTGATATCATACTAGTATTTGGTGAATCTGTCAAGTTCTTTAAAATAGACTGTCCTGGTGCTGAAACAAGGAAACAAATAACAGACAATGCTCCTGCAATTGTCCACATCTTCTTCTCCATTAACCTAAGTCTATCATCTACCTTTCTTATATCTCTCTCACATCCTTTCTTTATTAAATCTGTCTCTCTGTTAAAGTCAGAGTGTAGTCTATCAATCTTTTCAAATAGAACTTCATCAATCTGTTCCTGTTTATCTAACTTTTCATTATGAACAGCAAGAAGTTGACCCATCTTCTGAGAATTTTCAGACAATGAATCAACGACCTTTTCTAGTCTCTCTAGTATTGCAGAATTAATATCAGACATTACCTTGTTGCGTCTTGTTCTACTCCAGTTCTTGCTTGTTTTTTAAGTTGTTGTGTTTTTAGTTGTAATTGTTTCTGTAATTCTTGCTTTTTTAACATGACTTTCTTTTTCATGTTCTGAATCTTTTGCTGATTCATTTGATTCTTCATCTGCTGATCACCCGCAGCTTCTTTGACAGGTTTCACTCTAGTCTTACCAAGAATATATTTTGGATCATTCTTCATAGCTGCTTGTGCATCCAATTCATCATTTTTATTTACTTTTATAATTGTCTTTCCATCTTTTTTAGTTTTAGTGTGTGCTATATTACCCATTTCTTCCTTTACATTCCTCATATGTGACATACGTTTGTCCATAAAGAACTTTGCAGCACCGCCAGGCATAATCCTTTCGATATTAATACCAGACCTATACTTAGGCATGATTGCCATTCTCAATTTCATTCTGAGTTCAGCAGGACTATTAGCAAATACTATAGTTTCACCAACCTCAGGTACGTTTATCTTATATTGAAATAATCTTGACGGACCTTTTGGATTTACTCTATCAGTTTCTTCACAACACTTCTTCTTCTTGATGCTCTTTAACTTACCTCTCATCTTTATGACAGGATCAAAACCCGCAACAGGACCTTTGGCAGCTGCGCTACCACTGAATCCACCTGTTCCTGCTGTCATCATAGCCTATACCTGTTTAAGTTCGTCTTCTAAATCGGGATCTGTTTCCAAGTCTGGGAGCATCCCTACTGGATATTTATTCAAATAAATCAGTAGAGTCTTTATTAAACTCCAGTATTCTCTTTCTAATTTAAAGAAGAGAAGAGGAGTTGCTGCTTCACCAAAAACATTATATAAGATGATTATATGATTGATGACGAGATGAATCCTTAACGGACCTCTTCTCACATAACGCTTCAAGAGTCTTTTAAGATACTTGAAGCGTTTTAAATCTTCATCAAAATCCTCTCTTGTAACACAATGAGGATTTTCATAATGCTTAATGGCGAACATGAGGAATGTATCCTCATTTAGTTCGTCAAATTTCATGTGTTAGTTAATTAACTTGCGGTAAATGTCTTAGTAGAACCAGATCCACCTGCACCAACTACATCACCTGCAACAAATACCTTGTCGGAAGTTGCACCACCAGTGGAGTCAACGATTGTTCCAGAGATTGTCTGAGCACCAATAGAATGTGCCTTACCAGTTGCAGCAGCAGTGAATGTAAATTCAACACGGTTCACACCTGTTTGTGCTGCAGCAGTTGCAGTAATGTTAGCAGAGTCTGTAGTGTTAGTAACGACGAGAGTTGCACCGTTTGTGACGTTAACTTGCTCGTTGTAGATGACAACAACAGAACCTGTTGCTCCACCTGCATAACCTGTCTCTTCAAAGAATACTGCAGTAATATCTGCACCACCTAGAGTATTGGTTCCACGAGAACCTGCACCTACAAGACCATCAACTGAGACCAAAATTTCGTCCCAAAACTTTGTCTTCGCGGCATTCTTGTAATGACGAAGAACCCAACCATCAGCGGTTGCAAAAATATTTTGGGGGTCTACACCACTCCCTCTCACAGCCCACTTGGGTTTTGCTTCATCAGCATCAGTTACACCGTAAAGTGCCATGGTTATACTCCTAAAGTTCTAATTTTACCTGTGATTATTTATAAAAAAAGGGGTCTCTGAGACCCCTCTAAAAGGGTCGCAAACGCTACTTATTTTGCAGCAAGTGCTTCCTTAACTTTTTCAAATAAAGCATCGTCAGCGGTCGTCTTGGTTAGTTTGACTGCCTTCCCGATGATCAATAGACAAATCTCTATTAACTTCTCTCCGAGTTCTGCGTCATCAGGGATTTTTTTGACAGCAGAGTCGATTACTTTGTATGCCAGTGGCATTAAAAATTTACCAATCATGATCTTAGTATGTAATTACACAATATATAGGCTATCAATCGTATTTTTTCTTACCGTCCTTCATGTAACCAGAACCCTTCTTGTCATAGAAACGTACGCCTTTGTCTCTGGTAGTTTTATACAATTTTTCTTTTGCTTCTTTTCCTTTTGCCATGACATCCTTTAGTTTTTTTCCTTTTGCCATAGT